TCAATTTAGTATATATGTTTTATTCAATTTAGTATATATGTTTTATTCAATTTAGTATATATGTTTTATTCAATTTAGTATATATGTTTTATTCAATTTAGTATATATGTTTTATTCAATTTAGTATATATGTTTTATTCAATTTAGTATGTATTCAATTTAGTATGTATTACATATATTAGCATATAAAAAATTGATGATTTATTACTGAGAAAATTCAACAATCTAAAAAAAGAACAACACAACACTCTCACAACAACCAAAGAAATGGCTGAATTCCGTTTGAACTGTGGCTATGTTACTAAGAAAGGTCTTGGTAAAGCGTGTAAAGCAGGTGGTAAGTTTGAAGTAAGTGACATCGACTTCCTAAACCCGAAGATGGCTTGTAGGCTTCATATTAAACAGATGTGTAAGCCTTACAGAATCCCTATGTGTTTCGAAGTTTTACATGGCGGACATATGATTCCTGTTAACACCAATGGTTCACGTGTTCCCCAGGGAGAAGATCGTATTCCTCAGATTGGAGAAGAAGAACTTGAAGAAATTGAAGAACCAGAACAACTTGAAGAACCAGTACAACTTGAAGAACCAGTACAACTTGAACCACCACCTCCACCACCTCCTCCAGAACCAATTTTTGGCGACAACGGAGAACCGCTTTGTATGGTGTGTTACAGCACTGCATCAGTTGACGACGAAGAAGAAAAGAGCGAAGGGGTGTTCTGTCAAGAAATGAAACATGGTATGTGTACTGTATGCTTCTCTCAGTACGTGAAGACCGAATCGTCAAAGTTTGACTTCGACGGTAAGATCAGATGCTTGACTCACCATCAGGGATGTAACAGTGCGCCTTTCACAGTATCAGCTATCGCGAAGATAGTACCTGAAGAAGTTTTCCAGGAGTTCTACATCGCTACACTGAAAAAGCACGAAAAAGATTTGATACTCGAACTCAACGAAGAACACGAAAAGCGACTCAAGGCAAAAGAAAACGGTATCGAACTTTCATTCGTTCAAAAAGAACGTCTACACATCATCGAGAACATTCTCACACTGAAATGCCCCAATAAACAATGTAAGAAGGCGTTTCTTGATTATGATGGTTGTGTAGCTTTGAAGTGCACTGTTTGTCCTCAATTCTTCTGTGGAAAATGTCTTAAAAAAACATCTAACAACGATACCAATCATGTCCATGTCGCTCAATGTCTCCAATCGGGCTCTTACTTCGCCACAGAGAACGAATTCAACAAGTTCCAAGCACTTAGACGTATGCAAGTCATAAATAAGTATCTAGAAAAGTTTACAGAAGAACAAAAAATAGCAATCAAAGAAGCATGTAAGAAAGATTTCGTGGACTTGGGAATCATTGTATGAAAACAAAGGTGTGTTATGTGTTGTGATAGTAATTTAGGATTGTATATATATATTAAATAAAACTTCCTTTCCTTTTTCTTAAAAATTTATTTTTTATAATAAAATTTTATTTTTTATTTAATTTATTTTCTCCAACAAAAAACATTTTTCAAATTCGAATTTCTAAAACCTTTGCGCGCATTTTTTTATTTGCTTAGGTAAGAATTAAGTAAAATAGAATTCTAATAATTTAGACAGACAAGACCATTTGTATACCATAAAATTGATTAACCATTATATTTAGAAATATAAAAGTAGTAGTCATATTATATTTAAAAATTTAATGATGAATTTAACTTATATGATATGTATAAATGCTACTATTGTGCTTATACCACTAACATGGAATTTAACTTGAAAAAACATTTTGAAAGAAAGAAATCATGTAACACTAGTGCCTAATCCAAAAACGCAAGGTGAAATATATCTTTGAAAGGTGCTACTTTATCTTTTATACAATATTTCGATATTTATGAATGTGAAATACACAAAGATATGGATTTAAGTATGGATTGAAGAAATTCTAAAAAATTTCCAAAAGATCTTTTACTTTAGCATCCTCAAATATTTTAGATGGACAAAATCTTTTTTTAAAAAGATCATACCGTGTGTCAGCAAGTAATTGTCTTTCCTCTTTTTTCATTTGAGACAAACGTAAAAACTCTCCTTCTATTTCATCATGATTACAGAAAGACACCATGTCTTTATATTCTTCTTCATCCTTCTTGTAACATCTCGTGGAGATAATCAGACATTTAGAATTTAAGAGTTTTGATATTCTTGGCGCCACCGGTTTGTTTCGTCTTTGATCACCTTCAAACTTATGAAAATTGAAAAATATTCCATTAGAATTCTTTATAAGATTTGAAAAAGAATTATCATCCCATATATTATTGATAGTTATTAATGCTTTCTTCAAAATAGGTTTAGAATCAAGAAATCTCTTAAATGGAACTCTATTCTCCCAAATGCATCCCAAAAAAATTAAATTGTCACAAATATCGGATTGAATCATATGTTGTTTTCCTAAATTTACCCCTGCTGGAATATAACGTATATCTGGAAAGGAAGAACTTTGGATATCATAATGTTTATCATAATTATCTATATTGTGACAACCATAGTCCCAAATTTCATTTACGAATGTTAAAGGCAAGTTTAAACCGGAATAAGGCTCGGTTTGAAAATAAATGGTGTAAATATTATTTTTTTGTAAAAACTCCCAAGGAACTTTAGATTGTTTCTTGTTTGAAAACTCCCATAAATATAAATATAGATCCTTTTTGTATTTTTCCAAAGTCTATCTGACCATATCTTTCTTCTATTACTATTGAATAATCAATTGATTTAAATCAGTTGACTATTGTTTGAGTAAACGGCTCGTACATGTAAATTATATTACGGTCTCCGTTATGACATAAATAAATAGGGGGTATTTCGATTGAGAAGGAAATTTTTCATATTTTACATTCATCTAAACAAAATAAAATTTACTTATTATCCCCGCGAAAAACTGGTTCATAAAGACGTTAAATTAATTTGATAAAATACTTTCCCGGTGATCATATTTTTAAATTATCTAGTTTTAAAAAATTTAAAAAGTTTCTAGAATGATTTTAATTAAAAGTATACCGGCAATAAATGTAAAAAATAAAGGAAAAAGTAATCTTCAATTTAAATAAATATTATTGTGCTTTAAACATAGAGATATTCGTTTTGATTTTAAACTGATTAATGATGTATTGAATGATTAATTAAAAAATGATAAAAATATATGAACGTCGTGTTGTGGTTGGTTGAATGTGGATATAAAATTGTTGAAAGTGATAAAAAATTGTTAAAGAAGATTAAACGTAAAAAAATGTTTATACGAAATGTAACGGAATTTCTGTACCTGATTCAATTGCATTCCTATATTTCTCTTGTTTCATCGTATTTTCATAAATAACTTTCAATAAATGTTTTTTCATTTCAGTGATATCTTTTTGTCTCAAGACTTCATCACTAGGATGCATTAATTGAAATTTAAGATGTTTTATAATATAGTCACATTCCCAATCGTACCATGACGCATTACAACAAAAGTGATACATTTCAGCAAACTCTTGTAAGCATTCTTCTGTGTTTCCAAGAAGTTCTAAATGTGAAATATTATGCTTTATTTTTTCTTTAACAAATCTTTTAAAAAAATCATAATGCTCCATTTCTAGTAATCTCATCACTTTAATCCAAATATGCTCCATAGATATAATGTTCCATGTTGTTCTATCTTCTTCAACAAACTCAATATCATCATCGTCCATATTAAACTTACGGAATATATGCGTTGTAGGCATATTTTTATCAAAGTTGATACGAATAAGAGTTTGCTCAAAGTGACTTTTCATATATTCAGATGCAAAGATTTTATCATTTGGAAGAAGTTCTAGCCTTTTCAAAAACGCTGCTTGAATGAAACAGTTGATAACTTCTTTAGTGTCTTCTGGTAGTTTACCCATATTGATTTAGTTGAAAAATGTTAAAAAAGGAATACTATTATTTTATATTTAAGTAATAGATTTAAGTAATTTTTAATTTAACTTATAATACTCTTTTAGTTTTAACGTTTCTTCATATATTTTTAATGACAATATTTTATTAAAGCCTTTTATTTTTTTAGTTTTTAAAGCTTCTGCTTTTATTGTATCAGTAAAAGGATAATTTAAAAATATTCCTAATTTTGTTATTTTTTCACATTCCCAACCATACCATAACATCCGATTACCAAATCTTCTTATTTTGGCCATATTTTTATTTACAACATTCCTATCTTGTTCTTTTTTCAATTTAATAGATACTTGATCAAACCATGTATTAAAAAACCTTTCAATGATTGATAAAACCTGCTTCCATGTATGATCTAAAATTCTGTTATCATAGTTGTTGGGTGACGTTAACACTTTCACTATATTTCCTTTTTTACTTTCTTTTATTATAGTTTGATTTTCAGGATAATCTGGATTGAAAAAGATTAGTCTAACACAATCAATAATACCATAAATACATAAATCCCCTGAATCTATAATCTTTTCAATAAAATCAAAATACCAGTCTTCTTTTGTGAGTTGGTTTACCCTTTCTTTACCAAATCCTATGTTTATATTTATATTGTTGTTTATGTTGTTATTTATTGTATTATTATAACTATCTTTATTGTTTACAATTGATATCGGTGGAGTACATTTAATATTTTTATTATGTTCGTATTTAGATTGTCTGGTAGTAAACATCTTCAAACACGTTTTACATTGTAGTTTATGTAATCCATCACATTTAATTTGATGAACATTTAAAGTATGCTTTGTACTAAAATCTTTCTTACATTTAATACATAAATGTTTTTTAAATGATTCACTTTTCGAACAATTTATTAAATCACTACCATGAACGACACCATCATTATCAACCATTACATTTTCTAAAGAAATCTCATTTTTATCCCTCTCAACCGTTACATTTTCTAAAGAAATCGTATCCTTAACCATTACATTTTCTAAAATATTATTATTTTGTACACCACTAAGTAAAATATCTTGATTATTTATACAACTACCTTTCTTATTTTCATGTCTAATAAGGTCTACTCTCCTTTTTGTAGAATATTTACAATTATTACATTTATATACCATTTCATATAACGCATAAATATATTTTAAATACACAAATAATGACGCATTTGACGCATCACTTTTTAATGAGGGGCGCCAAAATCGTGATTTTTTATTTTTTTGTTCATCGATTCGTAAAAAAAAATTTGGGGGATAGAATTTGAAAAAATAAAATAAAATAAAATAAAATAAAAAAATAATTTAATTAATTTGATTAAATTACTTTCCCGGTGATCATATTTTTTCAATTAGTTTTTAAAAATTTTATAATTTTTAATTAAAAGATTCAAAAGATACATGTGTTGCAATAGTTAGAAGTACCGGAAATAAATGTAAAAAGTAAAGGAAAAAGTATCTTCATTTTAATAAATATTATTGTGGTTTAAACATAAAGATATTCGTTTTGATTTTACAGTTCTTTGCATTGAAAAAATAATATGAACGTTCGTATTGGTCTTCTGTGTGTTGAATATGGATTTTAAGATTGTTGAAAAATTAAAGGTAAAAAAAATTATTTTGAATTATTTAATTAATTTTCAAAAAAGTGAAAATAACTTAAAAATTGATAAAAAATATATGATTTTTTTTCAACACAATTCCCAAAAATAAAAAGCAATTCATATATATATATATTCTCTTTTCAAAGACAAAAAAATGGCTCCAATCACTCGGTCTATGGCTCTTTTCGAAAAAGGCGAACAAGTTAAGTACGTTCTATCCCAACCCACGATTCTCTCAGTATTGATTGAAAACCTTCTTGTACCTTCTGAAAACGAAGATTTGATGAACCTCCAAACTTTACAAAACTTGAAACTTGTATTTCACGATGAACGCAGTCAAGCGATTATCAAAATGAAGAGTAAGCCATTTGAAGAAACGATTCGTTTAAAACAGCAATTGAAAAGGTTCACAGAAACAATTCGAAAACTATTCGATCAAATGCTTGCGACACATGGTAAAAAGAACAAAATCAATAAAATATGTAATATTTATGATTATATTTGTAAAAATAAAGATTTGTATGATACACTGAAATTAAAAGACGTGATAATTGTAAATTTGAACTTATTGAAAACACAATCTTCAAAATTTAAGAAAAGGCATTACCAAAAATATTATGATTGTTTGAGTAATTGAATTATTATTATTATAGATACCACGAGTAAAACAAATTTCTATTATTTTTTTAGTTTTTTTATTTATTAATTATACAATATTGTGTTTTAAACTATTGTGGTGGTCCAGTAGCATATAACATATTGTAAAACCCACTATTAACTCTTATTTGAATAATTGAATAATTGAATAAAAATTTTATATTATTTCTATTATTTTTTAATTATACAATATGTTATATACTATTGTAGAGGTCCAGTAGTATATAACATATTGTAAAATCTACCATTAACTCTTATTTGACTAATACCAACTGGAAATTCTCTTTTATAAATTCTATTATTACCATTATTGTAATTAGACTGATCTAAAAAGTCATTACCAATTAACTTAGGAGCTTCTTCATCATAATGCCAAAATTCAGTAAAATCATCAGTAAAGTTTTCTGGGTGTGAATATTCTTGATTAAAATGACTAACTAAATATAATAGCGTGGGTTCAAAAAACTCTATTGTTGCAGTATCTAAATTTATTGGTTGATCTACAGCAATACTAATCATATATCCACCATTTAATACGCTATTAAAACTACTAATTGTATATTGAGTTCTATCTGTATATATTTGTGTACCAATTGCAATAATTCTTAACGCATGGTAAGCTTGTCCTGTTATTACAGGTTGTGTAGCAGGTTTAGCAGGTACAATTGTTTGTATAAACTCTGGAATAACAGGATATCCCCTGGTGTAGTTAATATATCTTAATTCAGCTCTTGATTTTGCTTGACCGTTATATATACGAACATCATCGGTCATATTGTGATCAAATATCAAATATGCTACTTTATTAGCTGGTAAAATATAATCCACCGGTAATGTATATTCTGTTATGTTATTGTTAGGGTAAAAAGTTAACTTGTTTGTTTGTTTATCATATACAATACCAAGATGAAACAAAATAGTAGAAGAACTTCTTTCACCATATTTAGATGTCGGGTTATGATTTACAACGTATGAAAGTGAGTCATTTATGTAATTTGAAACAATTATATGAGTACCAGAACCATGAGGTTTATACATTATATATTTTTCAGAAAAAAATTTTGTTGATTCTTGACCATCATTATCAAATTGAATTAATATGTGATTAATACCATACCAAAGATTCCACATATTAACTGTAAACGATTCTTGAACGTTAATAGGATACTTTATTTTTGTAATTCCAATAGGATTTCTTTGCAATACTTGATATGATTGATATAAAGATGTTGTATATTCTGGAGTGTTTCCTGTGATATCAAGTAAAATTTCGGATGTTGGAACAGTTGAGTCATCTAAAAAGAATTCTTTTTCATAAAGTTGAATTGTTTTCCCAACACCCAAATTACCCGCACTATCTTCAACAACTGTAAAAATACTGTAGGCGTCTCCATCAACTACCGCAATTTCACTTGAACCATCGAAAGCCATATTGAAGTTATAAGTGTAATTAGCAATCACATTACTATCTACAACTGGACTTAATACGTTTGATGTCGCGTTTGATTGAGCATAATCTATAACATACGCGTCACTTAAGGTGAAAGAGAATACATTAGAACTGAAAGCGACCGGATTGTATATTTTTGTAATTGTGTTGAAAGAGGAGAATACAGAACTTTGGACTTCGTAGTGGTTTGTGTTGAAAGTGGATGAAGCGATGTTTACAATTGGATTAGCATTAGCAGGCACCAAATCCATATTCTCAATATTCTCCATTCCGTCATTCAACACCAAATACAAGAATCCTTTATTAACTGACGCTAAAGGATATGCGGTAGTATCCACTGAATCAATATTGTAAACCGTATTCACAGTGAATGTTACAGTTTGGTCAACACCATCATTTTGTGGAACAGTTCCATAATTAGACGCTTTCGTTTTAATTTCAATTAAGTCTGCTTCAATGTCGACATTCAATTGGTCAGCAAACACTACCGCATCATAAGTTACGTCAATTGGTGTATCTAAAGTTAATGTTACAGTACCTACACCATCCTCTGCAACCACAAACGAACTAGATTTAACAGTTACACCCCCACTATTCAAATGAACCACACCATATTGTCCGGCTGTATCTTTAGCAACAATGTATATATTGTAAATATTACCTATAACTACTGGTTCAGTAGTATTATTAGTATTATCTGAAATGAAATTAGTTATACCATAAGTGTAAGGTAATATATCGTAAGGAGTGTATCCATTTACAACATTGGAACTCACCACATTAGAATTTACATAATCTATAATGTAATCGTTGGATAGGGTAGCTACATTAATGGTGTCTGAGAATGCTAAATTGTATGTATCGGTAATTTCATTTAATGAAGAGAATAAAGTTCCGGATACATTTATTGCTGGGGGTGTGTTGTTGTAAGTGTAAGTGGAAATGGTGGGTAAAGGTTGGATTTGACCGGGTGTTATGGCGTTGGTTTGGTAAAGATAAGTACGTCTTGTTCCACTTATATCATATGCAACTGTAATATTATTCATATATATTGAAACTCCATAACACATACCAGTTTGTGGTAAAGCTATTGTATTCGATTGCCATATTGTATCAACTTTGGTGAAAAGAATTAATGATGGTAAATTATTTATACTATTAAGAACAATATTATTTTCATATATATACATGGTAATCAAACCATATGCAGTACTTGGAACAATCATTTGTGGTGATTGTGTCACTTCAATCCAAACACCACCAACCCGTTCAAATAGTTTCAATTTAGTTTTATCACTGTTCTGTTTACAGACGATTGTATCTTTGTATATATCTGCACCAGGCGAACAATCGGCGAAAGTTTGATTTAATACCCAAACTTGAGTTGAACTATTGTATTCATAAATGTTTAAAATAAAGCTTGTTGTATCAAAGACAATTAAAGTATTTCCATATACTCTTGGACTTAAACGACTTGCTCCAAAAGTTGAAACATCAATGGATTGTTCTAAATTTACAGTGGGTGCTATTGTTGGATTTATATTTGGTGTTATTCTAAAAATATGAACGTATACACCTTTTACAATAACAGCTACATTGCTATCAGATAAATCTCCATCATATTGACCGAATGATGTACCTATCAAACTAGTGGACGTATATGCTAACGTCCATTGAGAGCCAATTGCTAATGATGGATTTCTATAATATATTAATACTTGTGAACTATTATTAGTAAGTAAAAAATTATCAGTCATAGCTGAACTTCTCATATTTCCAGTTAAGTTTATCGTTTGAATTGGTGGTGCATTTACGGTGTTGTCATTAATATCATATATTCTTATTCTAGTACTATCCGTTTCAGTAGCAAAATATGATTTTGATGTCATCGAATGAAAAGTTGCTTCACTTGTGGTGGATAATATTGTGGTTGGTGTAACCCCCGTAAAATCATAACTATCCGCCGTATAAACCTGCACTTCACTATCCACAATAGTAGACCCACCCAATCCTTCGGTCTCTTTAACATTAATATACAAGTATCCCGCATTAACAGAATATAAGTTATATTCTAAATAATCTTTGGTATACACTTTACTCAAAGTGAATGTTACATTTTGAGCCGTTCCGCCGTTGCCCGCAATAGCTACTTCACTGGAAGCATGAAGATTAATTTTAGCAATATCAGAAGCATGGTATATATCCATAGATTCGTTGAATATAACAGCGGAGTATGTTTTATTGGTCGAAGTTGTTACAGACATTGTAATCGTGGCTACATTACCTACAATTGTAAAAGAAGAAACTCCAGCATCGAATGGGGTAGCGCGGTAAAAGTTGATTTGGGTATTATCGACTGATTTATCTAAATATAATTCGAATCCGTTATTAACACTTACTAAAGGATACGACTTACCTTCTTCCAACTCTTGTAAGTTCACCCACAATCCAAAAGTCATTTGATTTGGATCAGTGATTTGTTGTAACGCTTTACCAGTATTCACTACTGTGTTTGAACCATTAAATACAGCGTATTTCTTACCAACAATATTATCAGCATGTTCTAAATAAGTTACATTGTCTGCTTGAATATTAGTTAAATTATCGGTTTGGTCTACTACATTGTTCTCAAATGTGATATTGGTAGTTAACGAGTCTAAACCAATATCTTTCACAAATTTTAAAGTTTCAGTCGAAGTACCATTGATTTGAAGTTCGGGTAATCTATCTTCTCTCAAACCTAAAGTGAAGACTCCGTCCTTTTCCATAAATACACTATTGCTTTCGGTAGGATTTACCCAAGCACCAGCACTCATAAAGTTGGTGTTAAATGATTCGTTTGAAGCTGATACAAATGATGTATTGGTACCATCAAACACCAATGATGCGTTTCCTCTACCTACTTCTGAACCAAATACCACATTACCGCTTACTACAAAAGGGTTCTTTTTAATACTTTTATCTATAAACGTATCCGCAATCTGTTTAAATTGATCGAACGTCCATTGGCCTACTAAATTGTTTGTCAAAAAATAGTCTACAATATCAGATGAAGCTAAGGTTTGTATTTCCACTTCATTCAATTCACGATTGTAAAGATTGATATCATCTATTGCACCAGTGAAAGTATTCGCTATACCATTTATATTACTAGAGTACCCTACAGCAAAATTTTCACTAGTATCATTTAAATTTATGGTAACATTGGATGCCGAACCAACTATAACACCGTTAACAAACAAATTTACGTTTGAAGTAAATTTGTTATAAGTAAAACTAACATGATTCCATTCATTAGCAAGTATCTTCGCATTACTTGAAGTAATTGATGACATTATTTTACTAATATTAATATAATATTAATTTTTTATTTTAATTGATTAATAAAAAAAAAATTATGAATTTTTATATAAAACAATTTTCATTTGGGCTTCTTAATGAACATTTATCATCGTCATCTAAAAGCTCCGTTAGATATGGTAAAGTGGTATTCACTACATATATAAAATCAATTACAAAATTGGTCAAACCATAAAAGAGAATCATTTTTCTTATATATATATATTTGTTAATAATTTCGTTTAAACAAAAATATCTTCTATTTTTTAAGTTTTATAGAATATTTGTTATTCTCTAGAACTTTCAAGTATCCAACAAGTTGTAAAACACTCGTATTCATGTATAAAGAGTAGTCGAACAGTTCGCCGGTATCCGTAATATATATGAATGATTTATTCATTTTTTTAATTGTTATTTTCATTGCTTTCTTTTTAATTTCAAAGGTGGCCTCTTTACCGTAAGCGTCCAATGTATCTTTAGAAATATCCAAAGTATAAGCTTTGTTATTTTCGATTAAATCAACTGGGAAAGAAAAGCATCCCACTTCGGGGTTGTTTAAAGCGCAATCGACTGACACTTTCTTCATACATTCTAAGAATTCTGAAATAATTTTGTACTTGTTGTTAGCAATGTTGTAAATCGCTTCGTCAGTAGTAAAGTTCTTATCGTATCGGTTTATAATCATCTTATTGTTTGGATTCAAAATTTGGGGTTGGGTTAATTTCATAGCGTACGTGAAAGTCGTGACGTTTCGTTCGTTTGAAGGTAACGCTATATGCGAACAAGTACGATTAGCCCTACCTATCACTTGATCAATACGGTTCTTGTTCCAGTATGGTTCCGTAACATGCACTTGTCTAACATTCTTCAAAGAGATCCCTTCAGCACCAGATTGAGTAATGAATAGCACTTGTAAAACTTCTCCTCTCAAGTTAGATTTACCTTGTAACTTGTTTCTGATTCTATCAGGTAATTTATCAAACTCGTCGTTGTATATAGCCAACACAATATTTTTATACTCCGTCTTTCTTTTTTCGTCCATACTCAAATCTGATCCAAACTTAATGTAACCTTTCTTTGATGGATCATATTGAATGTCCCAACCATTAGACTTGTGTATTATTTGGAACTCTCCGTATCCTACCAAGTCCAAACATCTGGATATTATCTCAATACCTTCAACCGTACTAAATTGAGAATATACTAGCACGTTCCCTTGTGAAGTACTTATGTTTTCAAGCATTTTCTTAAATTTAGGAGAGTACGTATCTAAGCCTTCAGCTGTCAAATGAGAATCCGTTAATTGCCCTAACGCTTTGTTAACTTGTTTCATATACTCTTCTTGTTTTGCCAAGTCGGTCAAATCTTTGATATCTTTCGGTTTGGGTCTAAGAATATCTTCAGGGAATACGAAATTGCAAATATTTCTAGAATATGTTTTGTAAACGGACACTTGATTACCAAATAAGCTGTTGTTTTGTTTACTCTCTAACTTCTTCTCCTCTTTCCTAGCACTCACATATTTGTCATATTGGTAATCGGACATAAATATGTCTTCGTGTTTGGTAATCACAGTGGGATACAATCTAGGGTCATTGTTCACAAAATGAGATACGGAACCCATAATTCTTCTCATAAACAAATTCTTATTAGACATCGAATGATCTGATTCGTCCACAAAGTATTTGTTGAACTCTTCTTCACTTGTTGGTAGCGGAGTAAATTTAGTATCACTTCGCTTTATAAATTTAATTTTCTTGTCTTCAAAAGTTCTTATAATCTTATCCACAATCTCGTCACTGGATAAATTATTGGCGTCACTAAAAGAAACCTTGTTATTTATTCGTTTGAAAGAACTTGGAATTAACGATAAATGTACTTTGGAAGTCTTCATTAAGATTTGGATTTGGTAAGTGTCTATTTGTGGAATTGAATCTAAAATGGTAGCTAATACATTCTCATTTGTCTCTCTCAACTCCAATGTGTATAAGAATTCGTACCCTTTAATAAGATTGATTGTGTAAGCAATTTCGGAAGGTTTGTTTATAATGGGTGTACCTGATAGCAAAATAATTTTTGAGTTTGTAGCGTTCATTAAGAGTTTGTATAAAGCGGTCGTAATTTTAGATTTGTTTGAAACACCAGACACAAAGTTATGTACTTCGTCAATAATTATAACTTTGTTATCAAAGTATTTAGTTTCTAAAAAGTTTTCTTTAATGTATTTTTCAGATACACCGTTATAGTTTACAAACTCGTAGTTATATTTTACAATATCCAATATTTGAAGTTCTACTTCTTCTTTGGCTTCATTAGATAATAGTTTGAAATTGGAAGCTTTATCTTCGTCAATCATCCATACACCACCGTTCGCTTTCATAGTCTTTTTAGAAACATAATTCACTTCACCATCTAATACTTTTACCCAATGATGTTTCGTTTTGTCGTAATACTTGTTACCACATTTTATAACTTCGTTAATGTAGTTGGGTTTTAAAGACGCTGGTAACATAACTACAACCTTTTTGAAGTTCAATAACATCTCTGCTGCAGCAATAGAAGAACACGATTTACCTACACCCAAACCATGATACACCAATAATCCCCTGTACGGAGACTTATATTGCAAATAATCTCTAATGAACCTTTGGTGGGGAAACAAACTCATTCTATCAGAAGTCAGTTCACAAGATATCTCATCCGAACTGGATTGTTTCTTATATTCCATAAAATTACTCGCTAACCAACTAGTAAATTGGGTTTGATTAGGTAAAGCCCATAACTCGGGACTTACTTCGTGAGACGGATTAGTGTGAGCGAAAGAGTCTGTTTTAATGACATAAGATGCTTCTGCTTCTTTTTTCTTTTTTGGTTTCGTTTCTTTTTCTTTCAACTTTTTCTTAGCTTCTTTTTCTTTTAACTTTTCCAATTCTTTCAATTCTTTTAATCTTTTCTTCTCCGCTAATTCTGCTTCTTTTAACTTTTTTTTCTCTGCTACTTCGGCTTCTTTTAATTTCTTCTTGGCGTCCTTATTACTGTCTTTCTTCTTATTTTCTACTTCAGGTGACTTCTTCTTATCAACTTCAGGTGACTTCTTCTTCTCTTCTATTACCAGAGACTTCTTCTTATCAACTTCAGGTGACTTCTTCTTTTCTACTTCTGGTGACTTCTTCTTTTCTACTACTGCTTTACCTTTTTTATTTTTATAACAACATTCTTCACCTTTTTTGTTTGTTTCTTGATAGAATCCTTCTTCACAAGGTGGGCCTTTATTATTATTTGTGGAACATTTCTTCTGAACTCCTTCGCGATCGTTTTTATTCATTTTTCTTTATAAATATCAGATAAAATATTGATGTCGGGGAGTAACATATTGCAACCTAACACTTTTTCAAAACCATAACAGTGATACGATCCGATCTTTTCGTCACCAACACATAATTTTGATATCTTATTGAAAAAACAAGCTTCGTCACTAAAGCTTGACATGTTCGTTCCAATAATAAATTTGCATTTCGAAAGAAGCAACAAATCGACTACTGCGTTAACAATTCCATTCTTTGAATCTCTTCCACCATTATTTTCATTTTGGATAGTAATGAAAGACGTTTGTGGTATATGTTGGGAGAAATAATATGAAGCTTTATCGGTATTAGAAGATAAATATAAGTTTGTATCTGGATTCTTTTTTAAACAATCTAAAATAATTGTTGTAAACGCTTCTAAAGACGACAACTCAGAGAAGTTTCTACCATCAGCGGAATCGTATTTTGGAATAAAGTCTCTGTAATGAATTCCTATACAATCTTTAGTGGAAATACAATTAGATAAAGTTAGAATTTCGTAGGTAAATTGTAAATTAGAATAGAAAGTATGCTTCAAATCAATAAATGTAGTTACATCCATACTAGGATGCTTAAATTCATGACCACCTTGAATCACTACATATTCGTAATCTTTCATTAAATGAAATATTTCGTTAGTGTGTGTATTAGGTAAAAATAAATAGTTTTTACTCTTTATTACATCTAAAGTAATCGTTTTAAAATTACTCATAAATATATCTTCCAGTTCGCAATTACAACATTCTTCGGGTTTCCAAAGGACATAATAGTCGGTGTTTAAATGTGAAGCTAAAATATGTGTGGAAGCAATTGCTCTCAATCTGTTACATAGTCCTTGAGTTGGTATAGAAACAAGTATTGGACGACGAGACATTATTTAATTAAATTATATATCTTAAAATTATAAATATTTAATCAATTAATAAATATTTAATTATAAAAAATATCATCATTTTTATCGTAAACAAATTCAACTTCAGAATATTCTGAAAAGTCTTCGTTTTTAAAGTCTTTAAAGTCATTAAAGTCTGATACAAGTTGGTCATGAATTGATGAAAGATATTTAATATCTTTTGATCCCATATCCTTAAAGAATTTCACTGTCGTATTTACATTTGCCATGCTTCTTTTTTTGACCTTTATTAAGTTTTTGTTTAATTTCCCCAAAGTTGGGTTTACCTCCTCCTCTTAGTTCCATTTTAGGAATGTGTTTTCTTAAAAATAGTTTCATAATATTTAGTTAATGGAAACAATTAATTTAATAAAGTACACAAGAACGATTAGATTTGTGGGTAGAGTTGGAAAAGAGATTGTTTTTAATAAAAATAAAGATTTGTCCGCGAAAGTCATAAAAGATGATATAGTTACTATGGGTCCAGTTTATATAAAGATTGGACAAATCATATCTACACGCACAGACATTTTCCCAGATTATTTAACTAATGTATTTAGAGACCTTCAAAATGACGTAATAGCGATACCATTTGATAAAGTGGAAAAAATCTTCAAATCCAATTTCAATGATAATATTGAAACTTATTTTATTGATTTTGACCAAGTACCTTTAGCATCTGCTTCAATCTGTCAAGTGCATATTGGAACTTTAAGGAATAATAATACAAAAGTTGCGGTTAAGTTCTTAAAAGAGAATATTAAAGATTCTTTTAAGACTGAATTATTAGTTATTATACAATTGATGCAATTCAGTTCCTATTTGTATAAAAACAAAAATATAACAGATTCGTTATCTATATTAAAAGAGTTATACGAAACTATTGATTTAGAAACTGATTTTACGAAAGAGCTAGAAAGTATGATGATTTTTAAAAGAATTTTAGATAAAAACGACAACATATTAGTACCTAGAGTTTATAAACGATTATCAAGTTCTGAAGTACTTACGATGGAGTATTTGCCTTCTGTAAAAATAACTGATATACACAAAACAAAATTCAAAAACTCGAACCAATTTTTAGCTACAGAATTAATGAAAAGTTTCATTTCTATGATTTTGTCCGATGGATATATTCATTGTGACCCACATCCGGGTAATATTGGAATAAACAGTGAAGGTAAACTGGTTCTTTATGATTATGGTATGGTTAAAAAGTTTGATGGCAATATCAAAGAGTACTTTCGTAAAATATTTATGGCTTTAGTTAATATATCGAGTATTGAATTAATAGATTTCATGTTAAGTAGTGATATTTTAATTGCTTTAGAATCAAAAGGAAAAACATCAGATCAACTTTCCGGATACGAGATGATATTGTTAGAAAGATTAATTGAATATATTTACGAATATTTGAATACTTTAGACATCAATGGATTGATAAGTTCAATAGAGAACGACCCATATATCAATATAAACGACATCCCTTTTGAATTTGACAATCAGTTAGTGTACCTGTTCAAAAGTTTTAGTACACTAGAAGGAGTTTGTAAACAAATGTATAATGAATTTAACTATATAGATTTAATATCAGAACTTGTGATTGACTTTTTAGATTTTGAAATGATTTTAGATAAAGTGAAATTTGATATTCAATATTCAACAAATTCAACACCAATAGCTAAAAATACCAATAATTATATAAAGTTATCTATTGAAAACTTGAATAAAGAAGTCGTTCATCAAAACAAAAAAGTAATTATATCTATTTTACTATCTGTTCTACTTCATATGGTTTGAAATTAGTTTTGTATTATTAGTTTTGTATTATTAGTTTTGTATTATTAGTTTTGTATTATTAGTTTTTGTATTACTTCTTTACTTTTTGCTTTTATAACTACAAGAGTTTAAAAAATGTATATATTCGTTAAATTCACAACCTGGAGATGGATATTTACTTACCGTTTCTCTACAAAGAGGACATGTGTTGCTACGAAATAACCATTTCCAAATACATTTTTGATGAAATTCATGATTTGCAGAACAATTTAAAACTTTTCTTTGCGATCGTTTTTTAACTCTATAATGACATATAGCACAAGTTGGATAATCATCATTTTCGGTTTCATTAGTAGTCATGTTTGTATAAATTGAAATACATATATAATATGTTTTATTTTATTTTATCAAATTTTTAATAAATCTATTTAAGGTTTCATTACTTGTAACAATATAGAATATCATGTTCTCAACTTGCTCCAATAGCTCAGTTGGTTAGAGCGTCGTACTTATATACCTGGGGTTTTTAATCAGAAATGATTGAAGACTTCAAATATACTTAAGGTGGGTAAAACCATCATCCGTACGATGACATGCGAAGGTCACGGGTTCAAGCCCCGTTTGGAGCACTTCATTTTTATTTTCGTTGTTAATTATTAATTATTTTTAACAAAAGAATACGTAAAACCAAGCCATTTTTTACAAAAAACCCTTTTATATCATTGAAAAAAAATCTCTATAGTAAATAAATAAATGAAGGAATGCGATGACAAACAAATATATTCGATCTCAACGAATAGATGTATAAACATTGATTCACCAACATTTAATAAAAGATTAAAAGAACAATTAGAAAAGAATGTGAAACATTTTAACTCTTCTGATTTAAAAAAATTGGGTTACAAAGTTAAAGGAGGAGGTGTACCTGGTGACGGTGACAATGAAAACAAAAATATCAAAAAGAGAAAAACCCCGAATAGTTCCATGAATACGAACGCTAAAAATGTTGCCAAAAATAATACACCTCAAAATGTTGCCAATAATAATAGACCTCAAAATGTTGCCAAAAATAATTTAAATATTTCCATGAATACGAACGCTAAAAATGTTGCCAAAAATAATACACCTCAAAATGTTGCCAAAAATAATACACCTCAAAATGTTGCCAAAAATAATACACCTCAAAATGTTGCCAAAAATAATACACCTCAAAATGTTGCCAATAATAATAGACCTCAAAATGTTGCCAATAATAATAGACCTCAAAATGTTGCCAAAAATAATTTAAATATTTCCATGAATACGAACGCTAAAAATGTTGCCAATAATAATACACCTCAAAATGTTGCCAAAAATAATTTAAATATTTCCATGAATACGAACGCTAAAAATGTTGCCAAAAATAATACAAATGGAAATGTTTGTGAAATATTTCATAAAAATGTTAATACAAATCAAAATGTTAATACAAATCAAAATGTTTGTGAATCAATACCTCAACATGTTAGTGTTGAACTCGATCTCACTGATGATATAGAGAAATATACAAAAGAATCTTTAACAAATGCTAATGAAACTTTAACAAATGCTGAGAAAAAATTATCCGATAAGATGATGAATAAACTTATAAATTGGAGTCATGAATCAAAAGATAACATATATGAATGTAGATATGTAGATGATAATCATAAAAGTTATTGTAATAACGGTAAGAAGACGCTGTTGAATTATCCATTAATTACTAAAAAATTTTCTTATGATTTCACATACTTAAAATCAATTCTTCAGGATAAATTCAATATAGATATGTTGTTATATATGAAAAAAAATAATCCATGGGATGTAGCATTAATAAGTCATATATCATCACCTATAAAATTAAAACTTTTGAATTATGATCGGATGAATCCAATGGAAGCTGAAGAGAATAATTTCATGGATCAATTGGATATCAAATGGTTTAACGAAACAAACAAATACGTTAGTAATTTAAATATAGAGGATTTGTTTGCATTAAAAGGTTACACATTCAAAGGTGATGTTTTAATAAATAATAAATTAAGAGGATCACTTGATATGAAAGAGTTTTTAAAAACTATTTCTACTAATCTATATTCAAATCAAAACAACACATATTTTCCCTTGTTTTTTCCAATATTGAAGATTATATTCAGGGAGAATGATAATAAGGAAATTTTGATAGATAATAAAAAAATAGATATGATGGATAAAAAATTTAAAGATAATGCTACTAAATCATTTAATTGTCTAATTAACAATATTAATGCATTTAAAAGTAAGATGAATGAAAATCAAAAATGCAACACACATTTGCATTATTTCTTAGTAGCAAACCGTAAAATTATATATCGTGATATTGTTATATTAGCACATGTATTGAAAAACGAATATTTACTAGAGGCGATTGATATTTTAACACTTAAAGTGCATGGAATCATTCAAAATTCTCCACCTACTACAAAGAAAATGATAGTATATAGAGGTGATAAAGACGATATATATTTTAACGATGACAAAAAGAGTGTGTTCTTCAAAAACAAAGGGATAATTTCAACAACTTTATCATATGCAAATGCGACGAATTTTATTGATGAATCTGGTTTAACCGAAGACAAAACCATAAAAACTAAAGAAATTTGTTGTATGAAGGAGATAACGATTTTGCCCGGATCAAGAATATTATTTGTTGGAGGAGTTTCAAGTGTACCTCGTGAAATAGAATTTTTATTGGGTATGAACACGATTTATTTAATGAGAAAGTATAGAGATAAAGCATTTACGAAAGATTATATGCTTTGTGGTGGTATTCAAACAGATATCCGCCCAAAAATGTTGGTGACAAGATTGGTAGCATTGGAAAATAAAGATGGGAAAAAATAACGATTACACGTGCGGATGGTCCTGTTTATTTATTTTAACAAATTTTTTTTTTACATTCTTGTTTTGGATAACTTAGATTAGATGATATTTTTAACAAAAGATTTAAACAAGAAAACCCTTCATATCATTGAAAAAAATCTCTATAGTAAATAAATGAAGGAATGTGATGACAAACAAATATATTCGATCTCAACGAATAGATGTATAAACATTGATTCACCCACATTTAATAAAAGATTAAAAGAACAATTAGAAAAGAATGTGAAACATTTTAATTCATCTGATTTAAAAAAATTGGGTTACAAAGTTAAACGAAAAAATGTTAAAAGAGGAGGAGCACCCGATGATAAAGAACCTAAATCGAACGCTCATCGAAATGCTGCTAATAGTATAATATCTCAAAATACCAATAGTAATACACATCGAAATGCTAATAGTAGAACACCTCAAAGTATAATATCTCAAAATGCCAATAGTATAATATCTCAAAATGCCAATAGTAGAACACCTCAAAATGTTGCTAATAGTAGAACACCTCAAAATACTAGTATAATACTTCAAAATACTAGTATAATACCTCAAAATGATACTTTTTGCACACATACAAATGAAACGATATCCGATGAAACAAAAAAAATGCTTTTAAAATTGAGGGATGAATTAAATGATAAAAAATATGAATATAGATTTGTAAATGACAATCAAAAAGAGTATTGTAATAAGGGTAAGAATGTGTTGTTAGATAATCCATTAATTACTGATACAATAACTTATAATTTCACATACCTAAAATCAGATCTTCAGGGAACATTCGATAAGAAAATGTTGTTATATAATAATAATGAACCATGGGAAGTAGCACTTATAAGTAATACAGGAGCACCAAAAATAGAATTAAACCTTTTGAATTATGATCGGATGAATCCATTTACAGATGATGTGAGGAATAAATTCATAGATCAATTGGATATTGGATGGTTTAATAAAACAAACAAATACGTTAGTAATTTAAATATAGAGGATTTGTTTGCAATAAAAGCTTACACGTACAATGGTGACGTATTTATAAATAATAGATTAAGAAATCTAGAACCAGATGAAATGAATAAGTGTTTAAAAACCATTTCTGGAGATAAATATGTTAAACAGCAAAGAACATATTTTCCTTTGTTTTTTCCGATATTAGAGATTATATTCGCGGAGGACGATATGAAAAAATTGATAGATGAAAAAAAAGTGAAAGATTTTGACGCAGCGAACACAGATGTTCAACCTATTAAAAATACAAATGTTCAACCTATTAAAAATACAAATGTTCAACCTATTAAAAATACAAATGTTCAACCTATTAAAGATACATTATATGAACTAATTATCAATATCAAAGAATATAAAGATCTAAATAACACTGAACTTAAAGATATTACTCCAGGTTACATGCAATATTTCAATCAAACAGACCGTTCAAAATTATATATAATAATTGTTCTTGTAGCACGTATATTAAAAGAAGAAATAGTGATAAAAGCGATAGATAAACTTATACTTAAATTGAACGAAATTATTAAAAAATCTCCACCCACTGAAAAGAAAATGATAGTATATAGAGGTGATAAAACCGACACATATTTTAAAAATGACACAAAGAATAAAACCGACACATATTTTAAAAATGACACAAAGAATAAATTCTTCAAAAACAAAGGGTTCATTTCAACAACTTTATCATATGTAAATGCGACGATTTTTACTGATGGAAATAATTTAGATAAAAGTTTAAAAACTAGTGAAGATTGTTGTATGAAGGAGATAACGATTTTACCAGGTTCAAAATTATTATTTGTCGGAGGCGTTTCAACAGTACCTCGTGAAATAGAATTTGTATTGGGTACGAACACGACTTATTTAATGAGAAAGTATAGAGATAAAGTATATGGGAAAGATAATATGCATTGTAATCATGGAAATACCCGCCCAACAACGTTGATGACAAGATTGGTTGCATTAGAAGATTGTAGAAAAGAATGATAAATATGTTTATTACCCAAAAAATACGATGACATACGGAACAATGTCCCCTTTTTTGATTATTATAATTATTTTAACAATAGAATTACGTAAAAGATGAATATATATTTACATCTTATTAAGTTTTTTTTACATCTTATTAAGTTTTTTACATCTTATTAAGTTTTTTTTACATCATGTAAATTTTTTATATATCATCATGATAAAAAATGAAGAACTGTGATGATAATCAGATATTTTCAATCTCTACCGAAAGATGTATAAAGATTGATTCACCAACCTTTAAGAAACGACTGAAAGAACAATTAGAAAAGAATATTTTACATTTTAGTGTAGAGGATTTGATAACAAAGGGTTACAATGTACTAAAACCAGATAAGATTATAAAAGATAAGACTAAGAAGATTAAAGACTCAAAGCCCGATAAGATTATAAAAGATAAAACCATTAAAGACATTAACACATGTAACTAATAACGAATAATATTCAAAACATTGAACCTGATGATAAGACCAAGCAAACAATAATTACTGCTATCAATCATGATGATGCAAAAATACAATTATCTGAAAAGACAAAAAATATGATTTTGTTAAAAACTAAAAAAACGAGAAATGATATACTTAATGAATTTAGATATGTAGAAGATAGCCATTTAAACTATTGTAATAAAACTAATGGTAATAAGATTACTGCTAAAAATTTATTTGAAAAACCATTAATAACTAAAACAATAACTTATGATTTCACATACTTGAAATCAATACTTCTGGGATTTTTCGATACAGACATGTTAGAATATGATAAAGATAAACCATGGTCAGTAGAAGTTTTAAGTACTTTAGATAGAAGAGAACCAGAAACAATAGATTTAAAGAGTTCGAATTTTGATCGTATGAATCCATTGATCGATGAAGAAGCAGAGAAGAAATTTATGGAACAATTGGATATAAAATGGTTTAACGAAACAAACGAATACATTTCTAAATTAGATGTAGATGAATTGTTTGCAATGAAGGCGTACACCTTTTATGGTGAACACAATTTGTTTCAGAAGAAACACAAAACAAACAAAACATACCTGGATTATTTCAATGATACAGACCGTTATAAATTATATGTATCAATTGTTCACACAGCACGTATCTTAAAAGAAGAAGTAATAATAATGGCGATAGATAAACTGGCACTTAAAGTGGACTCGGTTGTAAATAGATCTCCCCCCTACCAGAAAGAAAATGATTGTATATAGAGGTGATAAAGACGACACATACTTTAACAGAAATACAGGAGAAGTATTCTTCAAAAACAAAGGGTTAATTTCAATATCTTTATCATATACTAAAGCCTTCGATTTTACTGAAGACGTATTCTCTATGGGTTTTAGTGGTGGTGATATTTGTTGTATGAATGAGATAACGATTTTGCCCGGATCAAGAATATTATTTGTTGGAGGCGTTTCAAGCATGCCCGGTGAAATCGAATTTATATTGGGTATGAACACTACTTATTTGATGAGAAAGTTTAGAGAGAAGAAATTCATACAAGATTATTTCATATGTAATGATAAACCACGAAAACGACAAAAAATATTGGTGACATCGTTAATAGCATTGGGTAAAAAATAAAAAAAAATTGAAAATATGGGATATTATTTAAAAATCATATTCAAATAATATTTATATTAAATACAATGTCGTCATCAACTACCAAGTATCATTATATTTATTTACTTCAAGAAAGAGAGTTTTTAAACACTGATATTTTCAAAGTTGGAAGAACGTGTCAAGTTGATTTCAGGAGATTTAACTCTTATCCAAAAGACAGTAAATTAGTTAGTTATGTTACAGTTAAGGATAGTATTAAAATGGAGAAAATTATATTGGATGACTTCAAAAGACAATTTAAGTTAAGAAGTGATGTTGGAAGAGAATATTTTCAAGGCGACTCAATGCTTATGATTAAAAATATTATGAAAGTGGTTGAAGAGGAGGAAAAAGAAGAAGATTCTAAAGACGTTCAAACAGATAATAATGTTAATAAGTTTCAATGTAAATTATGTTATAAACGTTTAGCAAACAAGCAAAATCTTAAAAAACACGAATCGAAATGTGACGGATCAAATCCTTTGCAATGTCAAATATGTATGAAGTTGTTCAAAAACAAACATGGTAAATCACAACATAAATATAATGTTAAATGTACACCAGTTCTCAAATCTCATGAAATGGCTGTAAATGATTTTAATCAAAATACTAAATCAAATAATAATAAAGACAGAGAAATTATAAATTTGAAGAATGAAATCATAAATTTGAAGAATTTACTTAAAATTAAAGATATCGAAATTATTGATTTGAAGAATGTTATTCATATTAACGAGAAAGATAAAGAAATCGAAATTAAAGATTTGAAGAATGAGATTAAAGATTTGAATCATATTATTCATATTAACGAGACCAATAAATATAAAGAACTCGAAATTATTGATTTGAAGAATGTTATTCATATTAACGAGAAAGATAAAGTACTAGAACTCGAAATCATTGATTTGAAGAATGTAATTCATATTAATGAGAAAGATAAAGTACTAGAACTCGAAATCATTGATTTGAAGAATGTTATTCATATTAACGAGAAAGATAAAGTACTAGAACTCGAAATCATAGATTTGAAAAATGTAATTCATATGAATGAGAACAATAGAGAACTAGAACTCGAAATCATAGATTTGAAAAATGTAATTCATATGAATAAGAAAGATAAAAAACTAGAATTAGAAATCATAGATTTAAATCATGTAATTATCGATAAGGACTTTGAAATTACAGAATTGAAACTTATTAATAATTCAATTAAAGTGGTTATCAAAGAACTTCAAGAACTTCAACAAATTTAATTTTAAAAATTTAATTTTAAAAAGTTCATTTTAAAAAGTGACACATTATGTTTATATAAAAATCATATTCAAAATTTATCTATTTAACTTTCATTTTTATTGAATATATATAATGACATCAAAAACAAAGTATCACATTATATCTAGAAAGAGAGTTTCGAAACACTAATATTTTCAAACTTGGTAGTAGAACCTGTCAAGTTGACTTTATGAGTTTTAACTCTTATCCAAAATCTAGTAAATTGATCAGTTAGTGATTGTATTAAAATGAAAAGAGCTATAATAAATGACTTTAAAAAACAATTTGAATTAAGAAGTGATATTGGGAGAGAATATTTTGAAGGAGACTCAATGTTAATGATGAAAATTATTAATAAATATGTTGAAGAAGATGTTAAAAATATGTTTTAGTAGTGTATTTGTATTTAATGAATTATCTTTTTAAAATAATTTAATAAATTATTTTATTTTATTTTTTATAAAAAAATTTGAGATTTGAAAAAAACATTTTTGTGGCAACGAATTTGTAACGAAATAAAAAAAACGACACACGCTGTTTTGTGTGTGCGATATATAGTGCGTTCTATGGTATATGAATATTGTTTAAAAATATAGACTGCGTTATATATAAATGATATATAAATGTGATAAATGTAATTATTTTAGTAAAAGGAGAGGAGACCTTATTAGACATCAAAATAGACAGTTTCCTTGTTACAAGGAAATAGAAGGTATTCTTGATAAAATAGAAGTAGACACAAATTACGCAATTGACGAAAAAAATCAACCAAATCAACATGCAAAACAGTCTGTAAATTCATCAAATCAACAAGAAAATCCAGCAATTGCACAAAATCAACAGTCAAATGACCAAGCAAATCAACCAAATCAACAAGATGATGATTCAATCACTCAAAACAAAGAATATAAATGTAAAATGTGTTTTAAATGTTTCACAAGAAATCAAAATCTTAAGAATCACGAAGCAAAATGTGACGGATTAGATCCGTTACAATGTCAAGTATGTATGAAGTTGTTCAAATCAAAAAATGGTAAATTACAACATAAATATTATGTAAAATGTAAGCCCCATGCTTCATCACGTATATTTAATAACAATAATAATATGAATATTGATAATAGTACAAATATTGATAATAGCATAAATATCGACAATAGTACAAAAAATATCGTTTATAATAACTTTAATATGGAATCAATGAAAGAATTGGTAATGAGTGAAGATTTCATGACCGAATTTGCAAAATATATAAAAGAAGATGGGAAATCTGCTGTTGTAAAAGGTATGAATTATTTATATTTTAATGATAGGTTTCCTGAGAATCAAACTTTGAAGAAAGATCGTAAAGACGACGGTTTGGTTAAAATAAGAGTTACCAATGGATGGGAGCCGAAAATAGAGACCGATTTAAATAAACCAATCATAAAAAAAATGGAAGTGTTGTATGATTTATTTTTCAAAAGATTGACTGAAGAAAACTTACTTACCAAGGCTATTAAAGAGAATATTAGAGTGTTTGGTAATCAAATGATGTGGTTCAATGGATTTATGGCCAATTATATTAGATATGATATGTCTATATCTTTGAATGAACCTTTTGATGACGATGAGGAAAAAAGAAGGAATAAAGGGTTATCTAAAGTGATTTGGAGAAATGTGTTAGAAAGAACAAAGTTATTAGAAGAAGCAGAAAAGCTATTAAAAAAAGCACAGCTATTAAAAATAGAATAACTAATCTGAAAAATATTTTACAATTTATCATTCTTCATTATTTTAGAATCTGGTTTGTACATTTCGATGGTCATTGATATACTATTTTGGAGACTCATATTGATGATGTGGCCATTTTCATATTCATTACTTTTTGATGGCGTGGTATCAATTTTGGTATAGAAATTATTTTTTGTTAAGGAATCGTTAAAGTTTGCTAATGTTTTCATAATCTTATCGTCAACTTTAAATCTACCATGTTCTTTATCTAATTCTCCAGGAGCAAAGATATAAAAGTGATTGTAGTATCCGTTGTCGTTCGCATCACCTATTTCGTTAATAACGTGTCCTTCTTGTCTATTAATAAAACTAATAAAGTTTGCTACGTCCGCTTCAGAGTTATAAAGTGGATTCTTATTACTAGGTAGTGTGTTACCGGGTACCAAATATTCTTGTTCAATTTGATATAAATTAAAATTTTTAATTCGTATATAGTCTCCACTATAGAAACTATCTTTATCAAAGTATATTTTTGTGATTATTTTAAAATAGTATGTTTGATTCTGTTCAATCTTAAGAATGGTTAAACCGTCTTCGTTATTATTTAATAGTTCTCCATTCGGTTTGGTAAGACTTATATTTAAAGTGGGTAAAGTGGATAACGAATTTGGATAAAATATTTTTAGTTCTTGTTGAACAGGTTTCAATATAATATATCCCCTACCACTTGGTGTTTTAATAAATTCATGAAATTGTAACTGACAAAACGTTTTTCTTATCGTATCATCGGTACCATCATATATATCTTGGAACTCGTCGATATTGCATAAAATGTATGGAAAATTAAAATTATAATTATATTCTTTATTTGGTGAATAGTTTAAGTTTGTAGAAGAGTTTACAAAAATGTTAAATATTTCGGTAGGGATGGTTACATTGGTAATTTGAATACTATATATATCTTTGAAAGTACCTATCATGGAAGCATCTTGGTCCGTAACAATCTCCACTTCTTCGTATCCCAACTCTTCTGTATTACCAATTAGAAGTGGATCGTACGCTGGATGAAAAATACCGTTTTTATCCACCCATCCATAGTCGTTATTTATACCTGGTGATTTTTCGGTCTTTGTATGGGGAATCGTTCGATTATTTGCATAATATGGAACTTTCAATACAGAATTTGTATTATATGCAAATCTTACTTTGTATTTGTAACGGTACTTGTCAACAACCCAGTTTCTATCATAACTATTAATTAAAACAAATTTCTTTTCGAGTCTGTAATTGCTTTTATCCGACTCCCTAGGAATAATGGTTGACATAGCCAAATTTTTATACGACGCCGGTACAATGTTCTGATCGGCTTCTAATTTTGCATTCAAAGTGTGTGATTTTTTGAAGAAGGCGGTAGGATCGATATCTTCCATCTTTTTATTTAATATCGAAGACATGTCCTTATTCCGTTGTTCAACAAATTCGGGTTGTTTGTCTGATTGTGGAAATAATTTCTTTAATTTATCGTCCATTACAATTCGATCGTTCTCCATTTGTTTCATTTTGTTCTTAAACTCCTCTTCTTGAAGACACTGGTCTTCAATTGTACTATTTATATCTTCAAACTTCTTCACTTCCTTCACATTCTCTTTCAACCGTAGGTCTTCCACAACTTTCATTCTTTCTGAAACATCGGTATTTACAGATAAACTGGGTACTTCTGAATGTAACTCTGAGAAAACTGTTTTTCGTTCTGGGTAGACTTGAGAATCACGATTTAAATTATTTGTGTGGTTATTGTTTGTTATTTTTGTTTTAAGAATCTCTTTGACAACTTTTAAAGTTAATTTGTTTTTTTCTAATATTGATAAATTCGCATTTTCCGGATCTTCGTCCAATCGCTTCATAATGGTTAGAAATATGTTTTTAACATTCAACTTGGTTACATCTTGTGAATATTTATCTTTAAAAACAGTTGATATTATTTGAATCAGATATTTCATATTTTCAACTGAGAGAAAAACACTCATATTTGTTATAATTAATTAATTTAATTAATTTTATAATCTTTAATTTAAAATCTAAAATTAAATAGTTAAATAAATTATATATATATTACTTTATGGAAGAAATTATGGATCACAATGCTCTTATTGAGCCACCTAAAATGAAATACAATGATATACCCGTTAGAAAAACGAAATATATTATTGATAGTCGAGACAGAAATACAAATGTGTACAAAAATCCAGCTAATTATACCATTAAATTAGATGAAGGCTTAACAGATGTAACAAGTATAGAACTTATTCTATCAGATTTCAAATTCAATTGTTATCAAATCAGAAAAACTAACAACCTTTTACATACCGACACAACCATTTATGTTTTAAAAGAAGGCAAATATGACGGCTTTACTCTAGCTTCTATGATTCAGTCATTAACCCATTTCATTGTGACTTTCGACCCTGTAACAGATAAATTAACATTCGCATCCACCACCAATGTAACCTTAAAGTTTAAAAATACTATAAAACGAAATTACGACTTTGAATTAGAAATTGACAAGTATAGTGATAACAGTGTGGGTAAAGTGATTGGTTTTGACATAAATGATTATAAATTAATAGAAAATGTACCATTTACAGCACCATATCCAGTAGATTTAGTTACAGAAAATTATATAGTTATGTTTTTACAACAAGCTAAAGTATATTTAAGTGTAAACAATAAAACGCAAAACGCTTTTGCTATTATTAATAAAAGTGAAACTGATTCTAAAGGTTTGATTGCTTATGATAATATTGTTAAGAAATCTTTCAACCCACCTATTGCTAATTTAAGTAATTTGAAATTTAAATTTTGTGATTATAGCGGAAACTTGTATGATTTTCAAAATAAAGAACATCGTTTTGAATTAATCTTTTACAGCTTGAAACAGACAAGGTGTTATAATGAAATATTCAAATGAAAAAAAGAATGTTTTTTGAAAATGAATTAAATAATTTAAAAAATTGAAGCATAATTAAAAAATAGAAGTAGAACTAAAATATCTTAAACATTTGTACATATAAATAATATCACTTGAAGAATAACACAATGAATATCACAGCAACATATTGTTTTAAAAGCATTAAAAGCTTTAAAGACGTTAAATGCTTTAAAGACGTTAAAGCCCTTAAAAAAGAAAAGCCAAAGTTAATTGACATTAATAAAAAAGTCGATAAAAGAGGAAGAATTTTTAAAACATTTCGATGTGAAAAAAAAGTAGAAGTTATAGAAAGTATTAAAGAAATTGAAAACATGCTAACCCTTATGTTGTATAAAGACATGTTTTGTAGTGAATATTGTGAACTCTTAGAAAACGCAGAAGATGTGTTAATTTCAGAACTAATAATTTTAGAACAAAAAGAATAAATTAAAAATAAAAAAAAATTTCAACGAAATAGTATTTTTCTCAATTTATGGACGTCTTCGTCGTAATATTTATCATTCATTAAGTCTTCAAATTTTCTTTTTTTTAAAGAATTTACAATGAAGTGTATACAAAACATACCACATTCGGTGTTGTTGAATTGTTTTTGTACTTTATTTTGGTGAATGATGAAATCTTTATCGTTTACTTGCTTCTTAATAGATTCCCCAAAATCCATAATTTCTTTCGGAATAGGTTGAGAATTTGAATCAAAATAGTAAAACCCATAATTTGTATGGTTTTTGTTAGTATCAAAGAATACAGCAACCCAATGGGATCCGGATTGGTTATGTTTATCTAAATTAAAAACGCACGCAAATGTCGTATAATTCTTTAATTTGGATAATTTAATATTACAAATCTCTTTCGATATACACTGATCGCTACCATACTTTTCGTTAAAATCGATTGGGAATACACCAAAGAATTTGAAACTTTTGTATTTTTTTTCATATTGAATGAGTACATTTAATATATCGATGTTAGACAACCACTGATACGGATTCGAAGACCATGACTTGGGGCGTTTTGGAACATGTGAATTCAAGTTGTTGTTTGTGACGTCTAACCAACAATGTTCGTCACTATCTTTACAATCTAGTTTCAACATCTTCTCGTTAATTTTAACCCAAAGAGGTTGTTTGGTTTTGAAAGAAGAATGTTTTAATCCGATGGAAGACGCAATCGTTTTTAACTGGTCCATTGTAAAACATGTTTTGTGTTTCAACAAAAACGTGTTATTATACGGGGAACACTGCATATCAATTTATTAATATTTAAGATTTTAAAAATTGATATATATTATATTCCCCACCCCCCAAATATTAAATTGAATATAAAATATAAAATTTATATTAAAATTATTTCACATATATAATTATATTATGGCAGACTTTCAACAAAAACGCAAATTGATTGATTTTCTTAATGTTATGAAAAGTCTTAAAGACTCTGCTTTCACTCATACAAGTATAACTGAACCAGCAGGTTCGTTTTATATTAAAAGTGAAGATACGAAGTCGTTTTATGATTTATACAAAAATTCCATGAAAAGTGGTGGAAATCTGTATTTGACTGAAAAACACAGTGACATATCACCTGTATTGATCGATTTTGATTTCAGATTTTCACTTAATGTGATTGAACGAAAATACACAATTCAAATGATTGAAAAAGTGGTAACTATGTATATTGAAGAAATTACAAAGTATGTTGAAGTACCTGAAAAAGTTGAAGTGTATATCATGGAAAAAGAAGCCCCATTACCTATTGAAAAGAAAAACTTGGTGAAAGACGGTATCCATATTGTGATTACAAATATCGTAACGCGTCCATCCGTCCAATATGTGGTGCGAACAAATTTACTTGAACCATTTGGCAAAGTGTTGGAAGAAATGCCTATTACGAATACCATTGAAGATGTGTTTGATGAACAAGTGATTGAAAAGAATAATTGGCAGATGTATGGGTCTAAAAAGCCAGCTACCGAGGCATACCGTGTAACTCATCATTGGAGTGTTTCTGAACAAGTAATCACAGAAAATGATATTCTTGAAGAAGATTCCGATTATGTTGAAATATTATCAATTAGGAACAAGTTTATTGAAAATACTGTAAAACAAGAGTTAAAAAGTGAGGTGAATAAGATTGACAAGATATTGAAGCAAGCTGAATACAAAAAAGATCAGAAGAAACAAATTTACAATAAAATTATTCAAACCAACGAAACTAACTTTAGACCTAGTTGTGAAGAACTCACTTTGGTTAAAAAGTTAATTAAAATATTGGCAAAGAAGCGTGGTGACAATTACGCTGATTGGATTCGGTTGGGTTGGTGTTTGAGGAATATTCATATTGAGTTGTTGAACGAGTGGGATGAGTTTAGCAAACAGTCTGAAAAGTATGTTAGAGGGTGTTGTGATTTGTTGTGGTTCAGAATGAAGGAGGGTGGTTTGGGAATTGGAACGCTTCATATGTGGGCTAAAACGGACAATCCGGTTCAATATGGTCTTATTATCAGTGAGGATTTATCGGGCTTGATTTACAAAAGTTTGACTCTTACAGATTATGATATCGCTTTAGTCATTTGTAAAATGTTTCGTCATAGGTTTAGGTGTGCTTCTCATAAGCATCATACTTGGTACGAGTATGAGAATCATGGGTGGAGAGAAAAAGAGCGAGGATACACATTGTTCTACATTGAAATTCCTACAAAGTTATTCAATGAGTACATGAAATTGATTGGGGTTGAAAGTAATAAAGCTTTACAAACAACATGTGAGAGGGAGAAAGATGTTTGTGCTAAGAATATTGAAAGTTTAAATAAAATTGCCAAAAAGTTCAAGAATACTAGTTTTGTGAAGGATAAAATGTATAAAGAGTGTTCTGGATTGTTCTACGAACCTAAATTTGAAGACAAGTTGGATTCTAATCCTAAGTTGTTGGGATTTGAGAACGGAGTATATGATTTGGATAACGACGAATTCAGGGAAGGTAGACCCGAGGATTACATTTCACTCTCTACAGGGATTAACTATATTGAATATGATGTGGACAATCCTTATCTCGAAGATATTGAGTTCTTTATGAAAAAAGTGCTTGTGAATGACAACGTGCGTGAGTATGTGTGGACACTGTTCGCAAGTATTCTGGATGGGTCTAATAGGGATGAGAAGTTTCACATTTGGACGGGATCGGGATCGAACGGTAAATCAAAAATTGTAGAACTATTCCAGTATACCATCGGAGAGTATGCCTGTATATTCAATGTGTCGTTACTTACACAAAAACGCGTTTCATCCAACTCCACAAATAGCGAACTTGCGATTGCGAAAGGGAAGCGTTTCGCCATTCTTCAAGAACCAGAAGAGAACGAACGAATTAATGTTGGTTTGATGAAGGAACTTACTGGTGGGGATCAAATCCAATGCAGATGTTTGTTTAAAGAACCGATTCGATACAAGCCAATGTTTAAGATGATTCTCACTTGTAATCACATGCCATCCATCCCACCTGATGATGGTGGTACATGGCGTCGTGTGAGAAGGGTGGAGTACACGTCAAAGTTTGTGGACACACCGAACCCAAATGTAGAAACCGAATTTAAGATAGATAGAGAGTTAGGATATAAGTTTGAACTTTGGAAAGAAACGTTTATGGTGATGTTACTCCAACAATATAAGAAGTATAAAAAGGTGGGTAAAATTACTGAACCAAAGGAGATTATGGAATATACAAATGAATATCAAAGAAAGAACGACGTGTTTGCAGAGTTTTGTGAAGAATATATAGAACAAGATTCTGATTCGGTAGTTGATATTGGGAATCTGTTCGAAAAGTTTAAGGAACATTGTGCTGTAGACAACATTCAAAAGAATACAAAGAAATCTACCTTCCAAGAGGCTATGGAGAAACGCTACGGTAAGTTAGTTACTTATAAGGGTTTAAAAATTTGGAAGGGTATTAAGATGAAAATTAAGGTAGTGGAAGATGTCGGTGGTAAGATTGAAGAATGAGGAAAGAAAATGAAATGAACTTTATATTTAATAAAAAATTAAAAAATTGAATACTATTTAACATTCTTTTTTATATTAATTTAATAAACACGAAAAAGATGAATGAAATTGTAAAATCTTTCAGCACTGTTAAGGAAATGCTTGTAGACCGAGGAATCTCTATTGAAAATCTAGAATCCATATCTGATGTTGAATTGAACATTATGGCTAAAACGTCCAAGATATTTTCCGTAACAGTAAATGATGCATTCAAAGTTGTATATTATAACAATCCCAAATTCAAAATAAACGATTTGAAGAAATATTTTGAAGACGATTCTCACATATTGATTATATTCAAAGAAAAAATTAATAATTTAAATATTAAAAATTTGAAGGAACAAAACAATGTGACTATTGAAATATTTATGTTGAAGGAATTACAATATAATATTTCAAAACATGTACTCGTACCAAAACATGAAATAGTGAATAGTGTTGATGAAGTTAATAAAATCTTAGATATATACCAATTGAAGAAGAATCAGTTACCTATTATTTTACGAACCGACCCTATGGCAAGATACTTGGATGTTAAATCTGGAGAAGTGGTTATGGTATCACGAAATAGTCCTAGTGCTGGTGAAGCTATCGTATACAGGTATTGTGTGTAATAAAAAAAAAGATATATATTGTTTCAAAAAAGACAAAACCAACTAACAAATTGCTTTATTATATTTATTTTTTTATTTTAAAAAGTGTGTTATTATAATTTGTTTATTAAATTAAAATAACAAATGGCGAGTGTTACAAAGGAAACTATTATATTTGATACATTGATTAATAATTCTGGATACCACTTTTACAAACAAATGCCTGGAACCGATGCGACTACTGTGGTATCATCTGCTGATTTGTTATTAGGTGCTGGTTCAAACATTAAAGTTATGACTGTAAAAGGAGTTGAGGAGGATGGTACCACCGAGTTTGAACTAGACCCGACTTTAGCCACGCATTTAAAAGAGTTATTCACCGTTTTGAGAGCTGTTCAACTTGGAACAGATGAGACCACAAACATCAAAACCGCTTACGACTTTGTTATGGAAAATAACGATATTGTTGCTTTTTCAGAAACATTAGCTTCTGAAATTAATTTGGAAGAAAAAAAACAAGAGTTTAAAGACGAAAAGAACAAATTGATAACTATGATGGCCAAAAACAAAAATATATATACTAAACTAGGAAGTAATAATTTTTATTATTATATTTTATTAGCTGTTCTATCCATTTATACTTTAGGGACTTTATTCTTGTACGTTCAATCTGGAGGTCAAAGTTTTGTACCCAATGTAATGGATCTTAAAGTCACTTACACTTTACTCATTGGGTTGTGTTCTTTAGTGTTAACAATCTTTGTAATTATAGATATTTATCAATTAGTCACAAGAAAGAATTACGAATCTTTCACAAGTCCTTCAACTACTATTGAAAATCCTACTATAGACGACTTATTAACTGTTGTGCTAGATTATTTATCTAGATTACCTATTATAATTGAATACGACAAACAATTAAGAAACGATATTAATACCAACAAAGAGGAAGTGATTCATTCTATACTCAACGATTTCAATAACATTAACTATGTCAATATGAGACGGTATCAAATAACGGATTACAAAATAAACGAATCTAGAAGTAGAGTTCATTTTGTAAAATATGCTTTCTTAGTAGTTAGTTTGATTGGAATCCTTGCTGGTTTATACTTGAGATCTGGTGATACGAGTATTATTGCAACCGTTTATGTTAACAAAGCGGTCTTCACATACATTTCCGCATTTCTTGTATTCTCTTATATATTGATAATAATGTTGAATATAAAACAAAATAAGATCAGACGTAAATACAATTGGAATAAGTTGTATTGGAATGTGAAAGCAATTAATGAAAAAAAATAAAATGCTTTATATATTAAATATAAATGGGTATAATTTTGGATAACAGCAATAGTTATTTGAATACCATATTAGATATTTTGATAGTTTTCGTATTGGGAACTATTTTGCTATTTTTTGCAAATGCAATTAAAAACGAAGGTAAATTCTTAACGTTATATGTGTCTATAATAGTTATAGGTATTATATTATTTAACGCCATATATCTTCACAATAGATTACCTACAAAAGAAAAAGAAAGTAACGCTTATAACATGTTAACTTTTTTTAATATTTATGTAATGGTGTTAATGGTTTTTGTGTCTTTGATGTCAATCTTTATACAAGCAAATAATTCTTAAAAAAACGTTTTAAAGACTTTAAAGACTTTAAAAGACATAGCCAGTTATCTCATCATACACACCTTGTATATTAACATCTTCAAGTTGAGTTTCATTAGGGTATAAATCTAAATTATCTAAATTTGAAATATTATTTTGTACTTTAGAAAGCATTTCTTTAGAAATAATAAATTCAGGTAAACAATCATTTTTTTCGTCAATATTATGGTTTACAATAATACTATTACTTTTTTTGATATCTTCTTCAACGTTTTCTTCTTCTACAACGTTTTCTTCTTCTACAACGTTTTCTTCTTCTACAACGTTTTCTTCTTCTTCAACGTTTTCTTCTTCAATAACTACTATTTTATTTCTTATCAGGGTTTTAGTTAAATCATGAATCTCGTTGTTTGATATATTTATAAGCATTGTTTCAAAAGACTCATTGTTAGTGTTCAATATTATGGCTATGATTGTTAACAAACCCAAAATAGGATCTAGGACAGCTAGTAAAAGTATCAATACAAAAATGAAAAAATTGTATAAATTGTTTTTAAGGATTAAGTTCTTTGATGGTATAAAATTGATGATTCTCAAAACTAAATAAACTAATAAAAGTATTTTAATACTATTCATTATTATTAAATATAAACATAATATTTTAATTTTCTGTTAAACCATGTTATCTTCTAAAGGATATGCTGTGTTAAAAAACAAAGTGGATACCGTAACTATTATCAAAGAATTGACTGTTAAACCAGCTGGTGATTTCATTCAAAATGCTGAAGATGATTCGTTTTGTCTATGTCTCGAAACCACCAAATATTTATATTTACCCAAACATTACGGTTTACAAAAGTTTGGATTACCTAAGACCATAAATTTGAACGAACCCACACCGATTGATTTGGAGTTCAAGGGTAACTTACTTGAAGCCCAACATTTGCCCGTTAAAACCTATTTGAAGTACGCGGAAGATCCTTTACATATGGGTGGTATTTTACAGTTACCACCTGGAGCGGGTAAAACCGTAATGGCGTTATACATTTTATGTAAATTGAAAGTGAAAACCTTAATTATCGTTCATAAAGAGTTTTTGTTAAATCAGTGGAAAGAAAGAATTGTTCAGTATATACCGAACGCTACTGTAGGTATTATTAAACAAAATAAAATTGAAGTGGATTGTGATATTAGTATAGCTAGTTTACAAAGTTTGTGTATGAGAGAGTACGATAAGGAAGTGTTGTCAAGGTTTGGACTCGTAATTATAGATGAGTGTCATCACGTCGGGGCGATGGTATTTTCGAAAGCGTTAATGAAGGTTAATTTTAAGTACGCGTTAGGATTGTCCGCTACAGTGAGTAGAAAAGATGGCTTAACCAAGGTGTTCAAGTGGTTTATAGGTGATGTGGTTTATAAAGTTTCAAAGAAAGAAGATGTAGATTGTAAAGTGGATGTCGCTGTGTTCAATGATACTAACGAATTGTATTGTAAAGAACATCACATGTACAATGGTAAAATAAATATGGCTAAAATGGTTAACAATATAGCTTACTACGAACCCCGATCATTATTTATAGTCGACAAGTTGTTTGAATTACTAGCAAACGAACCTACTCGTAATGTTATCATTTTGAGCGATAGAAGAAAACATTTGGAAGATTTACATAAAATGATAAATGTAAAATTTGATGCGGGATTGTATTTAGGAGGAATGAAAAATGATTTATTGGAAATCACCAAAACAAAACAAGTTATATTAGGCACATTTAATATGGTTAGTGAAGGATTTGATTTACCTAAATTAGATACCCTTATACTAGCCACTTCGAAAGGTGAAATAGAACAATCAGTTGGAAGAATTCAAAGAAAACACGTATATACAGAAGATGACAACGTACCACTCATTATTGATATTGTCGATGACTTTTCGGTATTCAAGAATCAACATACAAAGAGAATGAAGTTTTATAAGAAACGAAATTATGAAATATTAACAAAATAAAAAAACTGTTAAAATGGTTAAATTAGTTAAATTTAAAAATAAAAATATACTAATTTTATAAAAATAATGGATATAGTTATTTTAAAAAATACTTTGCTTATTTTATTAGTTATCTTCATTTTACATTTTATGATCAAAAATAAGTTAATGGACGATATAAATAACGAAAGATTAAGGTTCAAAAATTGTGCTAAAAGCGTTAAAACTATTGAAAGCGTTGAAAGCGTTGAAAACGTTGAAAACGTTAAACCGGCTTCTCCTTCTTGTGTTAAACAGGTAAGATTTGCTGATAAAAAAATAGAACATAAAGTAGAAGACTGTGAAGTTGTTAATGACGATTTTTATGAAAACATATCCAAAAATATTGAATTAGAAGATAAAGAGTATGTAGATAAATGCGAAGGTCAATTAAATTGTAAAAATATGATAAAGGCTACATCAAGAAGTGAGCCATTGCAAAAGGATAAGATGAAAGAGTTATATGATTTTGTGTTTGATGGTTCAGAAGAAAAGGAAGCGGGAGAAGGAGAAGGTTTGAATAAATATTTCCCTACCGATGTTAAGGATACAACTTTTTTGGATTCGACCGAGTTGGATAAACACAAAGCTGAAAAACTTCAAGAGATGATGAAACAAGAAAATAACTGTAACTTTGAAGTGATTGGTGTGATTGAAGCGGAACAATTAGATGATATTCACGGTTTAGATTCAACTTCTTCGAGTTATTTCTCTCAAATTTAATAAAACATTTAATAAAAAATTTGAGAAAAAGAATTATTATTTAAAATTTGAATCATCTATAATTCTATATTTATTAAAAGGAAACATGCAAACAGGAAATATATCTTTCTGTGATAAATTTGCACTGAATATTAAATCAGAAGAGATTAAAAAACGAATTTTAACTGAATTAGAAACCAAATATGGAATCAAGATTTTAAATAAACATTTTGAATTGTTCCGGGAAGAAGTTTCTATATCAAAGATGACCAAGAGTCCTTATATGTTTTGTTTAAAATCAAATGGAAACCCATATTTGATGTTTTTAACTCGTATTCATAATATAAATACCTGTGTTTTGATTGATAAGAAAATTCAACAAGGATATTTCTTACCAAGAATGATCATTGTAAGAACAATGTTCGATGATAAATTTTTTGATAATACACTTTTTGATGGCGAAATGGCCAAAGATAGTAAAAAAAATTGGATCTATTTAATTAACGATATGTTAGTTCAAAGTGGAAAACATTTAATTGATTGTAATTTAATCAAAAGACATAATTTAATTTATTCTACTCTTGAAAATCATTTTAAACCTGAAAATAATTTGTTTCATATACAAGTGAAAAAGTTATTTACTATCAATCAAATCGACTATGTGGTCGATGAGTTCAAAGAAAAACTTCATTACACTTCTAGGGGTTTGTTGTTCAAACCAATGTTCTTGAAATTTAGAGACATTTTACTAAATTTTGACAACGATTTAGTAAAACAAAATGTAAAAACAAAATTGAGTGTTACAAACGAATATATTGAAAAAGAAATTCAACGAAAACAACCTTTCATTATTAAGAATTGTCAAACACCTGATATATATTATTTGTATCAAAATAACGAATTTATTGGAAATGCTTGTGTTAGCTCATTGTCTGTTAGTAAGTTTTTATCGGGTATTTTTAAGAATACTGGATTACAAGATAGTTTTAAGGTAGAATGTATATTTAATACAAAGTTTAATAAATGGACTCCTGTTTCAGTAATTTAAAAATTGTTTCAAATTGCTTTCATAATTTCTCTTAACGTTTCGTCAATATGTGTTAAATCGGTTGCTTTGTTAATAGCAACATTTATATAAATATGTCTATATATTGTATTATCAGAATATTCTAAGGACTCAAAATTGACATACACATTGTTAACTATTTTCATCGAAACTCGTTTTGAATCTACTTCGTCATAAAGATTTGTTGTGGATGGAAAACTGTGTGTAGGTAATGGTTGTTTTTGGTAATAATTAACCAAATAGGAGGAGTTGAACACTTTTTTTGCAACCAGAGTCAAGTTATAAAGGGATTGGGTATTTTCGACATTACAATTTACAAGCTCCAAAGTTTCGTACAAGTATTTGGTCGTGTGTTTTTTAAAAACTTTATTTTTTGGATACGCATTGATAAGATTCTGCATAATGTTTGTACACTCTGTTTCAGGGAAATCAATATTATAAACATTAGGATTCATCTTTTTTTTAACAAGGACAATTTCAACATAGTTAAACAATTCGTTTTCGTTTTGAATGCTAAACATAGTTTCTGAAAAAAATTTGTTTTTTGTTTTATAATTAAACCAATTCAATTAAATATTAAATCAATTTATTTACAAAATCAATTTTTAAAATAATTTTAAAAAAAAATTGATTAAAAGAATAACAAACTTAATATACATTATATAAATCCAGTTTGTATAAAACAATTTTAAAAATGGCTGACGATAAAAGACAAGTTGTGATTGACTATTTGAAAGAAGTTGGATTGGATGACTTGTATGCTAGGGACCTTGAGATTGGGATTTATAATTGGTGTATTGATATGGCTTCGGAACACGATATTCAAAAAAGTTGGAAAGATAAAATGTTTCTTAATTTATACTCTTCTAAAAGTAGATCCATTCTGTCAAATATAGACAAAGACTCTTATATTAAAAATGCTAGATTGATTGAAAGAATTAAAGAAAAAGAATTCAAACCACACGAACTTCCATTCATGGATGTGTCTAATGTATTCCCTGAAAAATGGAACGAATTCTTAGATATGCGATTGAAACAAGAACAAAACTTTTACAACAGTAAACAAGTTGCGAAGACAGACATGTTTAAATGTGGAAAATGTAAAAAAACAGAATGTAGTTACTATGAACTACAAATTAGAAGTGCTGATGAAAGTTCAACTATTTTTGTGACTTGTTTGAATTGTGGTAATCGCTTTAGAATTGGTTAAAAATTTATTATAAAAATTAAATTTATAAAATTATAAAATCTTTAATCTTCCAATACTCGTCAGTTTTATTAGGCAAATGTCTACACACCATAAATGGTATGACTAACCGTTTCAGTTCCAGTTCAGCGATATCCCTTATATTAGTACATAATTTTTTATCATCATCACATAACGTGGTGGGTGAACCATAAGCCAATTGTTCTATACGAACCCCAATAATTGTTGTTTTTTCATATTTAGTTAAAATGTTTCTGGATCTTTTAGGTTGATCATGGTTGATTACAATTTCGTTATGATCCATAACTTCAAATTTATTCATTTGTGTATTTAATTTATTATTTACATAATTCTAAATAAATCATAAATCAATTTTTTATATTTTGTTTTCCCAAAACTCTTTACAGTATACACAATAGTAAATGAATTTTAGATTTATATTATCAACTTTTATGTAAATAATATCATTGCTTTTTTCTATAGGTTTGCAACATTCGGTATTAGGACAAGGGATGTTGTCAATATGTGGAATAGTTGGGTCATGTATGATGTTTTTATTGACAACATTCTTGAAATTAACGTTAGCTAAATATTTATTTTGAATAATTAGCGTACTGGTGTTGTCAATTGATAAAGGTTTTTCGAAATGACAATTTTTACAATAGTATTTTACGTTGAAGCTATCATCATCAGCATCCTTAATGTAAAGCATATTTTCACAAAATTCACAAAACTCCATGATTTAATTTAATATAATTTTTATTTCGCTCGTTGCTTTTAATCAATTTTTTATTCATTATTTATTAAATATGGTAGTGTTGAATTTATATATTATTCACTGTAACCGACTTGAAAATAGATTACCTAACATTGAGAAACTTAAATCTCTAGGGGGAGAACAAAGTCCTTCAGTTACAGTGAATGTTACCATTATCAACGAACACCAACCCGAAACAATCAATGTTAATAGTGTTAAGAATTTGGTTAAACTAGAAAAACTACCTGATGATGAAAATCAATTCTATGCTAAGTTTGTTAGGCAAATGTCATTAGAAATCCTTTCAAATACATTCAATCATTTTAAAGCGTTACAGTTATGTTCTAAGAATCCAAGTTCTGAATTTAACATTATATTAGAAGATGATGTGATGTACTCTGATAAAATATATTCACAAATTATAACTTTAATAAATAATTTAGATAATATTGATTGGGATTTAATATTCTTAGGTCAACCTTCAGAGAAGCAATCTACAAATGCAAATACTTTAAATTTAACCAATATGGAAACTAACGATATGCTTCTTCATTGTTGTGAATCTTATATGGTAAAGAGCAAAACAGCACAGGAGTTAATATTAAATTTCTTTCCTATAAGGTTTGTATTCAATATTCATTTTAGTTTCATTTTAAACAAACATGCATTGAAGTGTTTGAAGATTTTCCCTAACATTTGTGGTGATGGTAGTAAGATGGGTGAATTTACAAGTAGTATATTAATCAACAATGTACTCATCTTTAATGACACTTATAAGTCAATCTATTTACAATTAGAAAATTCAAAGATGGAAAAGGGAGTGATTGAAGATATTAAGGAAAAATTCGAAAATAATAAACATAAAACAAATCCAGATTTCATATATTTAGAAGCGTTGTTTTATAAAAAGACTAATGATATAGAAAAAGCAACCGAACTTTTTGAAAAAGCAATGATTATGTTTGAAAAGGATAAGGTACCTATGAATAATACAAGTTCGTTCCTTAAAAATTACATTGAATTATATAAGTATATCCAAATGAAATAATTTAAATTTTAATTAAAAAATTGATATTTAAAATAATATTAAATTAATTAAATTAATACCATGATCATTCCAATTCGTTGTTTCACTTGCCATAAAGTACTAGGTGACAAATGGGAGCATTATAGCAAGAAAGTGGAAGAACATTTGAATGATACTCAAAAGAAAACATTTGAATTAAAAGATTTAGAGATTGGTGATAAGAAACAAGTGTTCTTTTCAGATGATTTCAAAGGAGATATTCTCAATGAACTTAAAATAAATAAGATTTGTTGTAGGAGACATATGTTAGGTCATGTTGATTTGATTAATTTAATTTGATTAAATTAAAAATGGCTAATGTCGAATATGATAAGATATACAATTTGACAAAAGAATCAATATATGATAATGACGATGTGTACGACAAATTGATGCATAAAGAATTTTCAGCGTTAGAAACTGTAAATAGAGTGGTTAAAAAAAAATATGAAGAGGATGCGAATAAAGGAATGTTGTATACACCTGTTAATATTGTGGTTTATAGAGTGTTTGATGTTTTGAAAACAGTAGCCAAAGAACTTTATAATAGAAAACCGTTGAAGCAAGTGTTTATTAGAGAAAGAAATTTATATTTAGGAGTTTTCTTAATTTTTTTTAGTGTTTGTTTTATTATTTTATATAAAGCGGGATAATTACACACAATGGTTAATATTGTAAGCTTATTGAAAGAACAACATTGGATTGTTTTGGTGATGATAGGTGCTTTGCTTTTCAATTTGATTGTATATACAAATTATGTTTTTATTTTTATTGTTGGTTTGGTACTAAGTATACATTTTTACACCAATCCGAAACAGTTATCTGAAATAAATAAAGATAAAAAAGATGTAGAAAGTATTATTGAAAAATTTGACATTCAAGATATTGCGACAAACTTTTACGATATCTATAAAGTACCGAACAAGTTTAAGTACATATACATTAAACCAGAAATATTAAAGAATTTACTTAATTTGAAATTTATACAAAAGTTTGATCACACCATTTATATAAAAATATTTGTTTTAATGGAAAAGTTCTTAAGAATATTTTATAATACGATTGTTAAAAGGTACGAAGCAAATATAAATCTTGAAAAGATGAAAGAGTTGCACCAAGAATTAAAGAACTATAAGGAAGAAATAAAATTGAATATTCCAGAATACTCTTCCCGAATCAAACGGTTTGGCAAAAGGTCTTTACATAGTGTTGTTGATAGTGACATGAACGTTTTAATTAATTTTTTAGGTAAAAAAATACGCATAAGTAAAGCGTTAGTTGAAGGCAAAATTAAATGATTTTTTTATTTTAAATGTTATCATCTTCTGGTGATTTTTTAAAGTGTTATTTATGGAAGTATGTTGACCTTTCAATCAATAAAAAGGATATGATACAATTAAGGAATATAATTATAGTTAGTGAAGACTTGAAAGAACTGTTTAATCGATTTAGAAATGTATTAACAAACGATTTAGACGTTCAAAATTATGTGTTTGTGATGTCTCAAATAAAAGACAATATATTTGTTAGTTTTATGACATTTTACATAACATACTACCAGAGATGTTTGAATTCATCTGAAAAAGTTAAAATAAACAATATTAAAGAATTATCTAATTTTATTTGCTATGACGAAGAGAAATTTAAATTTCTTTTGATAAGTTTATATTTTTATTTTTAATGTTTAATTAAAATTAAATTTAATGGATATATGGAATATAATTGATACATATTACAAATCAAATGATTTATATTTGACTAGACATCATATTGACTCTTACAACGATTTTGTACTAAATAAAATACCATACATTATTGACACTTTGAATCCATTCATTATTCTTAAGGAAGAATCAAGTTTTCGTGTCGAAGTAAATATCGATAGTAAAAAGTTAAAAATTACCAATCCAATTTACAATAAAGAGGAGTTATTGTATCCAAATGTTGCTAGACTACAAAACAGAAATTATTTTAGTGATTTGAGAACAGATATTACTATTACCTATTACGAAAAAGATGTAATTGTGAAAACGACATCTTTTAAAGATAAGAAAATAGGTTCAATACCTGTTCTGTTACATTCAAAGTTATGTTATCTCAAGGGATTAGATACAGCAACGCTTCAACAATTAGGTGAATGTCCTTATGATCAAGGAGGGTACTTTATTGTTGATGGTAAAGAGAAGGTTATTATATCACAAGAACGAATTGCTACCAATCAATTATTTATAAGTGACCCTTCAGACCCTAATTTATTTAAATTAGAAGGAATGATTCGAAATACTTCGTTGTCAAATGCACTCTTCCCTAAAAGCGTTCACTTTTGGGTAGAAAAGGATAGAGACACTGACGATAAGATGATGGATAGTACCTTCTTTATAACTATGAAAATTATGAATATAAATTTAGATAAAATCCCAATTTTTACTATTTTTAGAGCGTTAGGTATCGAATCAGATAGAGACATTATAGAATATATAGTATTAAATGATACCCATTTAACAGAGTATGTAAGAAGTTCCATTGTTAACGCTTCCAAACTTTTGGAACCAGTTTACTCTCAAAAACAAGCATTGACGTATTTAAGTAATTTTACTAAACATAAAGATGTTGATTTTACAAAATATGTGTTAATAAACGATTTGTTTCCTAATGTAGGTAACGATTTTAGAGTTAAAGCGATGTATTTAGGATATTTAGTGAATAAATTAATTAAAACTACCATTGGGACTATCAAACAAAATAAGCGTGACAACTATATGTTTAAAAGGGTGGATACCACCGGCATATTACTAGGGAACATTTTTAGAGATTTTTATAACAAATACAGAAATAATGTTAGAGGCCTTATTGATAGAGAATACACCATGGGTGGTTTGAACACTAGATTGAGCTTAGTATCCGAAAGCAACTTTAACAAAATATTTCCCACTTCGATTATTGAAGAGGGAATGTATAAATCAATGAAAGGTAATTGGGGATTGACGGGTGATCCTTCCCAACAAGGTATCGTTCAAGATGTTAGTAGGTTATCTTACATTTCGTATGTGTCCCATTTGAGAAGAGTAAACACTCCTATAGATAGGTCAATCAAGCTTGTGGAACCACATCGATTGGATACTCCACAATGGGGTATGATGTGTCCTATAGAATCACCAGATGGTGCTAATATTGGGTTGTTGAAACATATGGCTGCCACATGTGAAATAACGTTGGAGTCGAGTAGGGAAGAAATGATTGCATGTTTGAACGATTTGGGATTGATTGTGTTGTCTACTGTGAATCCACACAACATAAAGGACTCTTGTAAAATAAATTTGAATAATAATTGGATAGGAGTTCATAATGATCCCAAGTTGTTAATGGACACGTTAAAGAAGTATAGACGCAAAGGAATCATAAACGCTTTCGTGTCGTTCTCTTGGTCTATCATTGAAAACGAAATAATGATTTTCTCTGATTCGGGAAGATGTTGTCGACCGCTAATCATTGCAGATAAGTTAAACGATTTAGATTATAGCGTCTCAGAGTGGTCTAAACATGTGAACGGATACACCACCAAATACACGTATGATAAGAATGTAAATAATGCTGAAGCTACTATTGAATATATAGATTGTTTTGAAACAAATACGTTGTACATTGCAATGACTAAACCCGAACTGATTGAGAACCGACACACACATTTAGAATTACATCCGTGTTTGAGTATGTCTATGTATACAAACACGATTCCATTTTGTAATCACAATCAAGCACCAAGAAATGTGTTTTCGGGTCAACAAGGTAAACAAGCCTTGGGTATTTATGCTACCAATTTCAATCATCGTATTGATACCGCATCCTATATTTTACATTCTCCACAAAGAGCGCTTTTGTCTACCAAATTAGCTAAATATACTTTCAAAAACAAAATGCCGAACGGAGAGAACTTGATAGTGGCGGTGGCAACTTATACTGGGTATAACCAAGAAGATTCTATTATTTTGAATAAAAGTTCTATTGAAAGAGGAATGTTTAACGTGTCTTACTTCAAATCTGTGGTGGATACTGAAGATGAAAATTTAAAAAACAATATTAAAACCGTCTTTGATAATCCCGTTAAATTAAAGAAGGAGGGAAAGAATATTGACTTTAAGTTTGCTAATTGGGATTGCATAGACGAAGACGGTTTACCTATTAAGAACAAGTATATTAGCGAAGACGATTGTTATTTAGGAAAAGTGAATATTGAAGGGAGACATGTTGAAGAAAAAGAAGAGGTCATATTCAACGATCAAGTGGTTAAGAGTTTTTATAAAGATAAATCTAAAGTGGCTGATAAAACGCTTAGTGGAACCATCGATAAAGTAATTACATACGACCACAACAACTTAAAACAAGTAAAGATTAAACTTAGAAAATTTAGAATACCTGAACTCGGTGACAAAATGGCAAGTAGTCACGGACAAAAAGGGGTATGTGGTATGATATTACCACAAGAGGATATGCCTTATAACAAACATGGATTAGTCCCGGATATGATTATAAATCCACACGCTTTTCCTAGTCGTATGACGATAGCGCATTTGATTGAGTGTGTCTTAGCTAAATTATGTTGTTTAAAAGGGACTTATATTGACGCAACACCATTTGAGGATCACAAATTTGACGATTACTATAAAATGATGCAAAAGTACAACTATAATCAATATGGTGACGAACTTCTGTATAATGGTATGACGGGACAACAAATTGAGACTGAAATATTTATTGGACCCACGTACTACTATCGATTGAAACATATGGTAAAAGATAAAATTAACTATAGA